CAGATTCAAAGAAAAATGCCAGAGCTTTTAGTGCCTACATGACTGAATTTCAATCATTCAATGTTATTGATGTTGATGTTGATTACCAAACTCCTGAAAACGGAATTGAAATTACCGAAATTAATATTGCAGAAAAAGATGATAATACCCCCACCCCGCTTATAGCAGCATTAGAAACTGCTCTTTAATTATTAAAGTGTTCCATTAATTCTATTAAATGTTTTTGTCATAAAGTCATGAACTTGTTCTTCTCCCGATGTCGCATATACATCTTGCATATCCCCATCTATAAAATTCAAGAAAGTGGGAACTTGTTTTACTTTCATAGATGATGCTATATCATTTCCTTCATCTACATCTACAATAACTAAATGACAATTTTTTGGCATAGATTCAAAACATTTATCAAAAAAAGGTGCAACTCTTTTACAAGGACCACACCAATCAGCAGTAAATTTTACAATAACATACTTGTTACTTTTTACAAACTGAGCAAGTTGTTGTCTTTTTGTGAAATTCGTAATTCTTTCGCCGGGCATTATATTATTTTAATTTAAAATACTTCTAAATTAAAATTTATCTAATTATTTTCTTGATTTTCTACGACGTCTTTTTCTCCTCTTTTTCTTTGTACGTCTTCTTCTACGTTTCTTTTTCCTACGCGATTTTCTTTTCCCACCCCTCAGTCCACGCGACTTAGCAACTTTTTTTCTTCTTTTTTTAGTTCCATAGATCCTTGCTTCTTCATCCCTTTTTGCTTTCCTTATACGTTTACTGCTACGTTTCATATATTCTTCATCAGATTCCTCATCGTCATCAGATTCAATCACTTCATCTTCAAGAAATATGTCTTGATTATTTCTCACACCGTTTAAAACGCTTTCACCACATTCCTCCCCATCACTATAACATTCATCTACATGACCACCGTCCGGTTTACTTTCACAATAATTTTTCGCATGCATTTTAATTCCAGTACGACTTAGACCTCTAAAATTAATCCCTCTATTATCAAGATATTTTTTAAAAACTTTCGCTTGTTCATGTTTATCGCAAAACAATTCTGGTCTCGGCATATATATATATACTAATCATTATATTATTTCCTTGTTCTTCTTCTACGGCGTCTTTTACGTTTTTTCTTTGTACGTCTTCTTCTACGTCTTGCAAATCTTGTAATACATTAACCATATTTGGGTTGCTCATTATATAATATATTCTTATTTTATATTTTCCACAAACTTTTCTAAACCATCAATATCAATATGTGGTAGATTTACGTGCGATTCCCAAATGTATTTACAATATGCCCATACCAACTCACAATCATCCTTATACAAATGGCTTTTTTCTTTGAGTAATTTCACATAAATTTTTACTGGCAATAACTTCAAACTATCTTTTGGTAAAACATATGAAAGTTGAACTTCTGGCGAAACTGATTTATCATTATATTCTAATAAATTTACATCCCAACGCGGAATAAATTTCAATAAATCTGTCAATAAAGGTGGATAATTAAAACGATAACACCATTTCCAATCATAACATCCTGTTGTATAATACTTCATAACCCATTCCAATCCTTCTAAGAAATTTGTACTTATTTTTCTTTTAAAAGCTAATGTGTCTTCTGAATTAAACAATACATCATAATATCTTTTTTCCCAAAATGATTCGTTCGGGTTTATATAATGTTCAAGTTCTCTATTTCTTGTTGGTGTATGTAAATAACGTTCCATTTGTTCATCAAATGTATCGGCTGGTAAAAACCGTCTCTCTAATTTATTTCTGTTATTATACTCTTTCTTTATATTATCCCTTTCTTCTTTTGCCAAATATTCAATCAGACGATATAAATTATCCCAATATATTTTTTTACCATCTGTCAAATTTCTTTTATTCCCTATTGTATTTCTATAAGCCGACATTAATCTAAAAATACCATCTTTTCGTATATTTATTGCAGGAAAATGTGGCATAAAATCATTACCTAAAAAAAAACAAAGAAAAATATAGTCATATAATTTATTCTTTTGTTGTAATGTACTTGGTGGTAATCCACCATTCATTTCTTTAATAATTGTTTGTGCTAATTCTGGTATATCAATTACGTAACTCTCATTCGGTTTCAAATTCTTATCAATATACTTTATAAATTCTGGCGTTTCTCTATATAAATAAATCCATTTCGCTACAGGTAAATTATTCAATGCCAACATTATTAAATCCGCGTCTAATCCATAAATAATCGTTCTTTGTTTTTTATGTTGTGTTTCATATTCTCTTATATGGTCAAAAATCTTATGTTCGCCTTCCCCCCTTTTATCCGAACCACTAACAATTATTTTTTCTACATTATATTTTTTCTCTTTATTATGATAATATTTTTTTACATATGTATTTAATTTTTTCATAAATTTTGTTCCTGGCGTTATTGCTCTCGTATCCCAAGATTTTTTATCGTTTGGATTTAATTGTTTTCTTATCTTACTTTCTAAATTTGATTTATACCGTCTTGTTCTTTGTTGTTCTAATTTCGCAACCGGAGCTACACCATCAAACGCAATTAATATCGTTATATCTGGCTTTATTACATTTATATATTCATCTATTTTTAAACAAACCTCACGGACCAGTTCATTCTCAAATTGTATGTCTTTTGTATATGTTATTGACCTTAAACAGTCATAAATTATTGAATTACTATCTAAATATAAATTATTCATTTTTTGTGAATCTTTTATTTTTTTTATAATCGTTCTATGGTTTTTAACAATATGTGAAAAAAAACTAGGAATGCCCATCGTATTATATTATATACAATAAATTCTTTTATATTCATTATTTAATTTTATTAAGTTTAGCAAAATAGATATTTTTATTAATCTTTAAAATAAAAATCGTTATATACTATACGAATATGCCCCCAAATAAAATTATCAAAAAAAAAACCAAAATTAAAAGCTCTACATATAGAAATGTTTCGCAAAAAATTTCGTACTACAAATATATAGTTCAAAATACAATATTATCTATTCAAAAATATAAATCTTTGGATATTGTTTCCGCCAGCGATCTTAATATTTGTGTTAATAAATTACAAGAAATACATTTATTATTATCAAACATTCAAACAAGTTTCACTCCAAAATGTAAAAACGTTAATAATATTGTACAAAGATTACAAGAAATTAATAACGATATTACCGTATTATTTCAAAAATATGGCACCGATTCTATTGACCCTATGCTCACAATTGTTTTCGGACAACAATTTTTGAAAAATACTTTATTAGAAAATGATAAAATGAAGGTCATTAATAAATTTCTACATCCCATTAGTTATAAACTTTTTAATTGGGGAAGTAACGATGGTAAAGAAACGAATAAACGTTTGTCCAGAAATAAAATCGTTGAAGATTTTATGATCGTTGAAACCGCAAAAACCTTAGATTGTTTTGATTTATCAAGAACGTCCAATATTTTCCAATTAAAAGTATATGGTATTAAAATATGTTTTCAAAATCCAATTCTTAAAAAAACATTAATTATACAATGTATCGTTGATGATGTTCTTATAACTTGCGCCGATGATTTATACATTCTTCAATCTTTAAATAATCTTAGCGAATATAAAAATAAAGATTTCGATAAAGATGAATATAATAATTTTATTAGCTCCTTATCTTTAAAAGAAATTTTAATTTATAACAAACAAGAATTATTTCATAAATTCGTTGGTTTTTGCAATCAAAATAAATTAATTAAACAAAAAACTATATCCGAAATTATAAAAGATTTCCTTTCCAGTGACCTTTATAAACAAAGAAATATTTTAATGCAAATATTATTAAAACATAACGACCCCGAATTTCAATATTTGTCTTATTTATTATATGATTTATTATCTAATGAAAATAATGGCACTATTGATACACAAGAACAAACTTTACTTTTTGATAGTTTTCCTTGGGCAATTAAAAAATTTTTTAAGAGTGCCATGAAAAAAACTATTAATTATACTAAAGAAATTTCAGATTTTGAAACAAATAAAATACCATTAGAACAGCAAATATGCTTACTTAAAGCCCCCAACGTCGTTAAAGAAAAAGCCATGACCAAATTAAAAGAAATTAAGTCCAAAACTGAAGATTCAGGTTCCAAAGCCAGAGGATATCTCGAAGGATTATTAAAAATACCTTTCGGTATTTTTAAATCTGAACAAGTTTTAACTATTATGGATGAAATTAATAATGTTTTTAAAAATTTAATTATTAAAATAAAAGAACACGATGAACATTTTATTGTTCCAATATTTAATACATATACGAATACCGATATTATTAAATATACTAATTTTATTATTGACACCTATCTTTCCACATTTAAAAAAACTAATTATAATACCCTTGTTAATAATTATATAAATAACAAACGCGAAACCCTTATTAATAATATTTGTTATATTAATAATATATTGAAAAATAATAATATTAAAAAATCTCACATTTGTCATTCTGGTAAAAAAACTAATTATATGAAAACGCAAATACAAAAAACACTTAAAGACTTTTCCAATAATTCTATTATTATAAATGAATTATACCAGAAATATAAAACTGATAAAAACATAACTTTAAATGATATTTCAAATGATATTTCAAATATTTATAATAAATGGGATATTGTTTGTTCTCAACTTACCAATATACGAACCGTATTAGATGAATCTGTTCACGGACATCAAAACGCAAAAAGACAAATTGAACGTATTATCGGTCAATGGGTTACTGGAAAACAAACCGGTTATTGCTTCGGTTTTGAAGGCCCTGCGGGCGTTGGAAAAACTTCTCTCGCGCGTAAAGGATTGGCTCATTGTTTAAAAGACAATACAGGAAATCCTCGCCCTTTCTCTTTTATTGCTGTTGGTGGTGCAAGCAACGGTAGCACAATCGCTGGTCATAATTATACATATGTCGGTTCAACTTGGGGAAAAATTGTTGATATTCTAATTGATACTAATTGTATGAACCCAATTATATTTATTGATGAACTTGATAAAATAAGTAAGACTGAAAATGGTAAAGAAATTATAGGTATATTGACCCATCTAATCGATAATACACAAAACGAACAATTTCAGGATAAATATTTTTCTGGTATAGACTTGGATTTAAGTAAAGCATTATTCATCTTTTCATATAATGATGTTAATAAAATCGACCGCATATTATTAGACCGAATACACAGAATAAAATTTAAACATCTTACTCTTCAAGATAAACTTGTTATATGTTACAAATATATATTACCAGAATACTATGAAAAATTTAATATTGCTGAATTAAAATTTACCGATGAAATACTAACTTACATTATTCTTCATTATACGAATGAAGCTGGTGTCCGGAAACTCAAAGAAATTTTATTCGAAATTTTAAGCGAAATCAATTTACATATTCTTAATAATCACAAATCTTCTCCTGAAATAAATATCACCATCGATTCTATTAAAAAAAAATATCTTAAAAATAAAACCGTTATTAAAGAAAAAAAAATACATAAAACACCACAAATAGGCATCATTAATGGACTATGGGCTAACTCTTTAGGTATGGGCGGTATCATCTCCATCGAATCTTCTTTTATGCCTTCAAACACTTTCCTTGATTTAAATTTAACCGGACTACAGGGTGATGTTATGAAAGAAAGTATGAACGTTTCCAAAACATTAGCCTGGAAATTAACCCCAAACAATATTAAAACCAAATTAATCAATAAATTTAAAAAAACTAAAATGCAGTGTATTCATATACATTGTCCTGAAGGTGCTGTACCCAAGGACGGACCATCCGCCGGCACTGCTATTACGGTTTGTATTTTTAGTTTATTTAATGATAAAAAAATTAAACACGATATCGCCATCACGGGCGAAATTAATTTACAAGGACAGGTCACGCCTATCGGTGGTCTGGAATTAAAAATTTCAGGCGGTATCCGTGCTGGTGTTAAAACTTTTATATACCCGCAAGATAATCAAGATGATTTTGATAAAATTATGAATAATACTACAGACCATGCGGTGTTCAATAACATAAAATTCGTTCCTGTTAAAAATATACAAGAAGTATTAGATATTGTTTTTATCAATTAGTTATTAATTTTTATATTAATAATTAATATATACAATGGCTATCAAATTTTCTATGTACAATTATTCTGTTTTTTTCGCAGCGCTATCCCCATTATTCATATCAACATACTTTTTATTAAGTTCAGTTTTTCAAGGTAATCTTAGAGGTATGATTTTCCTTGTTGGTAATGCTTTAGCATCCGGTTTTGGACAACTTATAAAAGCCGGTATGAAAAAACCCAGGGGTAAATTAAAATATGGTGACAAATATAATTCAGGTGACCCGGATACTTTACCAGACGCTCACGATTTTTGTGATATTTTCGAACCCGCAAATTCTTCTCTTAAATATTATGGATTACCTTCGTCACACG